TCATTTCGGCTCCCCGATCGCTCGCGGAGCCATCACAGAGTCTAGAGCGCTCGCCGCGGCCGTGCCGCCCACCGTCTTGCTCATGTAGACGTTCATCGTCAACGACGGGTTCGCGTGGCCGAGATACTCGGCGATCGCGCGGGCGGAGAGGCCGGCCTGATCGAGAGCGGTCGCCACGGTCTTCCGGAACGAGTGGAAGGTGTACTCGCCCAGCTCGAGTCGCTCCCGCGCCGCCTGCCACTCGTTCGCCGTGTTGCGACGATCTCTGCGCTTGAGGAAGGGGGTCGGGAACACCGGGCCGTCTCGACGCTCCCGGCGCACCAGAGCGGCGGCGACGGCCGCGGGCACGGTGATGCGCCGCTCCCCCGCCGTTGTCTTCGACTTCCGCACGGTCACTATCGCGCCGAGCGTCGGGATGCCGGCCGGCGCGACGATCTCCACGTCGGCCCAGTCGAGCCCGAGTGCCTCCGAGATCCGCACGCCGGTGCCGGCGAGGAACTCGATCAGGTCGACCATGTCCATCTGCTGCAGCCGCTCGTCGGCGCGGACCTTCGCGAGCAGCGTCGGCAGCTCGTCGACCGGGATTGCCGTCGACCCTTTCGCCTTCGCCTCCACGCGCGCGAGCTCCCGCACCGGGTTCGACTTCACGGCATCAGAACGGGCGGCGACGCCCATCATGCCCGACAGCACCGCACGCGTCTTCTTCGCCTGCCCGGGACCACGGTCGACCGCGACGTCGTCCAGGACGCGCTGCAGGCGGTCCGCCGTCGCCTCAGACACCGCGAGGTCGCCAATCCTCGGAATGATGACCTGGCGGACGATGTACGTGTAATCCTCGACCGTCCGCGGCGCACGCCCCGCCTTCTCGACGAGGAACCGCTCACCGAGATCCCGCACGCGCGTCTCCCGCTTCACCTCCACCGTCGTCGACTCCTGGATCTCCGTGAGAGCGCGCCGCAGCGCCGCTTCGGCCTTCGGCCGCGACGGCGCGAACCGCTCGACCTGCTTCAGCCGGCCCGACTCGAACCGGTAGCGTGCGCGCGCACGCCACTTCCCGGGCTCGACCTCGACCGTCGAGATCCGACCGTAGCTACTCAGCGGAGTTCGCGGCCGGGGCATCGTTTCCACCAAGCTCAAGCAGGCGCGAGCGTTCGAACTCGCTCCGGCGGTACGCCTCGATGTAGTCACGAGCCGCCTGCAGCCAATGCTCGTCGCTAAGGCCTGCAAAGGGCCCGAGTGTCACATGCTCCACTGATCGCCCCGGGGCGACGTTCTCTAAAGCGGCGATCGCGTCAACGAGCACCGCTGGCAGCTCCGGCACATCGGGAACGTCGTACCCCGCAGCAACGTAGTCGGACCACCGAGCACGCGAATTGGCGATCTCGACGAGATCTTGCTGCAGCGCGGTCTGGCCGAACGCGCCGTCGGACTCGATCCAGAGCGCGTTATGCCACCTCGCGTATGTCAGTGCTTCGGCGTATTTGTCGAGCGGGCCGAAGTAGGCGGGCTCAAGTGCCCCCCTGAATCCGCGTCCCGAGACCCATCCCCAGACGGTCGCCACGTCGGGGCTCGGAATCACCTCACTCGCAGGCAAGTCTTCCGTCGAGGGCAGGCCAAGCATCAGATAGGTGGGCGCGACGTTCAGCGCAGCAGCGAGAGTCATGACCTCCCCGACCGTGAACGAACTGCGCTTAGTCGAGCTGAGCATGCCGTTGAGCGTGTCCAAGCTCAGCGACCATCCAAGCTTTCGCAACTCGTCGCCGAGGCGGGCGATCGACCATCCCCGACGCCTCCTGAGTTCGTTCACCGAGCCGCGAATGCGGAGAGCGTATTCGCGCTCCCAGTCCTTGAGCGGAAGAGGGTTTGTCATGCACTGACCATATCTGCATCCACATCTTGACAACAACTCGTATCTGCTGAATCATCCTGATGGTAGGCACTTCATGCATACCCACATTGTCATTCATTGGAGATACGATGCCCAGACCATCCCCCGCAGCTCCGCCGAGTACCCCTCGCGAGCACCTTCCGGAGATCGCGACGCGCCAGGAGGTGAGCGCATACACGCGGATCTCGATGCCGACACTCGCCAGGTGGGCCGGAGAGGGGAAGGGTCCACGCTTCCGCCGGGCTGGTGGCCGCGTGCTCTATCGCCGGGCTGATGTCATCGCATGGCTGGACTCGCTTGACGCGGGCGGCGAAGAGGCATGAACGATCCGACGGCGCGCGCCGCCTCGCGGAACCTCGACACGTCCGCCCCGGTCGCCGCCCTCGTCTACCGAGGTGCAACGTCCGAACGGGTCTGGCTCGACCGGCCGACAGCGCGAGCCCTCACCGGGCTTCTCCGACTCACGCGCGCCGCAGACGGCGCACTCCACGGCCAACTCAACGAAGAAGCCGCCCGACTGTTGCAGCAGACAGACGGCCGAGCATCCAACGAAGGACAACACTCATGAACAGTATGCAGTCCCCCACCGACCCGACCACCATCTACGGCGGGCCCGTCGACGAGGTCACGACCGTCATCGAAGACCACGAGGTCGAGGGCATCCGAGTCTCGATCATGCACGCGTTCGCCGCGGACGGTAGCGACCTCGGAGTCGATGTCCGGTTCGCGTGGGGCTCGTCACCCGATGCCGTCGAGGTCGACGTCGACCTGCGCTACCTGCGTGCCCTCGCGGCCGCGACACACCGTGCCCTCTCGCTCGTCGAGCGCACCGAGGGCGAGCCGAGCGCATGACCGCTGTCATCAACGCGCGGTTCGCGGGCGGGACGATCCTCGTCGAGTCCACCACGTTCACCCACACCTCGACCGTCGACCTCAGCTTGCCGGGATCGTTGCCGGTCCCCCTCCGAAGCCATGAAGCCGCGGACCTGACCGTCGCCCTCGCCGGGCATCTGCCGCTCGCGGACGCATGCGCGGTCCTCGACCGACTGACCGCGCTCGTCGAAGCACGCGCCCAGGAAGCCCGCACGATCCGCCGCCGTCGCACGGTCGACGAGCGGCTCATCGACCTCGAGGGCTGAGGTGTCACTCGTCGAGAATCAGCTCGAGCTCATCCGCTGGGCTCTCGGCGCACAGGTCGCACCGCACCCACGGATCAGGATCGGTGAAGACCGCGCCGCGCGCGTCCTCATCGCGCTCGCGACGTACGCCGACGTCTCCACGCGCGTCGCGTGGCCGTCCGCGCAGACGATCGCCGACGACATCGGCCTGCCCGCCGGCTCGGGAAGACGAACCGTCCGTGACGCTCTCACCGTGCTCGAATCCTCAGGACTCATCGAACGCACCGCCCACAGCGGCCGGTCGACCGCCTGGCACCTACTGGCAGGCATCCCTGCCACAGAGTCTCCGAGTGAGCCGGTGGACAACACCGACGACACGGCAGGGAACCCTGCCACATCGACGCCTGTGGATAACTCGCCCGATGTGGCAGGGGAACTGGCAGGGGACATGGCAGGGAGACCGGCAGGGACCCCTGCCACGAACAAGAACAGGAACAAGAACAACCCCCCAACCCCCCACAGGGGGGCAGGCGGGGACCACAAGAACGAACCCAACGCGCGCCGAGCCCTCGCCACGATCATCGGCAGCCGACGACTCCCGTTCACCATCGACGAACTACTAGCGATCGCATACACCCACACGACCGGCGACCCCTGGGACGGATACCTCACCATCAGCGCAGCCACGACCGACGCCTTCGACGACGCACGCGACCCACGCGCCGTGCTCCTCAAGCGCATCCACGACCGCGGCCTCCACACCCACCAGGTGCGCGCCGCATGACCGTCTGGGTAGAACAACCACACGACACGGGCTCCGCCGTCTGGGGATGCTCAACCTGCGACAGCGGCGCCTGGTGCTCCGACCACACCACCGCTCAACTCGAAGCCCGCACCCACGCACGCGGACACGGCAACCCCGACATCACCATCATCCGCGCCCACCACGGCCCCACACCCAACCACGACCGCGACGCACGCATCCGCGCACTCCGCACCGCCGGCCGCAGCATCCGACAGATCGCCCACGCCGTCGGGATCTCCAACGCCGGTGTCACCAAGTCACTCGCACGCACCAGGACAGACGCATGACCGCGAAGCACCGCGACCCCGAATGGCGCCGAACCTGCCGCATCATCCGCGCCCAAGTCCGCCAAGCATGGGCCCGAGGCGAAGACGTCACATGCTGGCGCCACGGCCACATCATCCCCACCGACACCCCCTACGACGTCGGACACATACAGCTCAACGCCGGCAACGGCATCGACAACGCCGCACCCGAATGCCGACACGGCAACCGCAGCCACGGCGGCAAGATCGGCGCCCGCATCACCAACCAGCGCAGACGCGCCCGAACGACAGGACTCGTCACACCACCATGGGCATGACACCACTACCCGAACAGCGACCCCAACACGGCCCCCAGGAGCCCAGCCGGAAGACCAACGCCGGGCACCCGACGATCCGCCCTCGCCCCAACCCAAACGACAACTCGAACCACCGCGAAGCAAACCATGCGCCCCACATGCACGGCGCCGGGCCGGTTCTTTCAGAGCAAGCCGTTCGGCTCCCCGCCTACGGCTCAACACGCGCCCCTCTCCCTGCCGATCAGCCCCGCGGTGCCGCGTGACGGCGCGGGCGAGCAGCGCGCAACGTGTCTGCGGCTGCGGCGAGCCGGCGCGAGCGCGAGGGCTCTGCCGGCGGCATTACGACCAGGCCCGCCGACGGGGCGAGCGAACCGACATCGTCACGCCCGCGACGTCCGCCGCACCGACGATCGCGGACCTGCTCGGCGAGGCAAACTGGCTCGAGTGGCGTTCGCGCATCCCGGATGCGACGCACGTCACCAAACTCGTCACCACCGAGCAGACCCGGGCCGAGTTCCTCGAGGGCGCGCGGCTGCTGCGCATGGACGTGCGCCGGCGAGGCGGAGACGGCCATCCGGGGCCGTCCCCGATTCAGCTTGTGATCGCCGACATGCTCAACGCCGGCCGGAAGTTCAACGGCATCATGGAGCCGCGACGGACGACGAAGACCACAGCGATTCAGGCCGTCGCGTTGGGGCGTTGCACGCTCCGGGACGACTACCTCGTGGGGTGGACGCTGGCGAAAAAGGACGGCGGCACGAAGACCGCCGAGCGGTTCCGGAAGGACATCATCACGCACATCGATCGCGTGTATCCCGACCCGAAGTCTCGGCCGTTCGTGACCAACGTGGGCAATGGGACGCCGCACATTCGATGGCCAAATGGGTCTTACTTCAACGCCTACGCGCCGGGAAACGATGCGTTCACTTCGGGCGCGTACGACATGGCATGGATCGACGAGGCGCAGGACGCGACGCCGGAGATGACAGAGGACATGATGACCTCGATCCCCCCGACGCTGGATGGCCGATACCAGCCACAGATGATCGGGTCGGGCACGGCACCCGACTACCAGGCAGGAAACCTGCTGTGGAAGCTGCTGACCATGGACGGCGCCGGCGTGCTCCGCCACGGCATCCCGGAAGACACGGACCCCGCGGAGCTTGAGGCGTGGGAGCCGGATGACGAGCACCCTCACGCCCGCGTGCGTGAGCTGATCGAGCTGAACCATCCCGGGATCGGTTACACCACGCCGCTGTCGGACGTGCTCGACAACTTCCACGCGATGTCGTCGAAAGCGTTCCAGCGAGAGTACCTGTCGCTGCCGGGCGAGGAGGGGTCCGCGACGGCGCTGATCAAACAACCGCTGTGGACGAAGACGCGCACTGACAAGCCATTCCCGAAGTCGCTACCGTCGGTCGTGGCTCTCGCGATCGCGATCCACCCAGACGGCAAGTGGGCGTCCCTCGCCGCAGCCTGGCACGGGAAAAAGGGGCGCCGACACGTCGCACTACTGCACCATCAGGAGGGCGTCGACGGGTTCGGCAAGAAGGTGCTCCTCAAAGCGCGGAAGCTTAACCGGCGGGTGATCTTCGATCCGGGTCGTCCGCTCGAGAATGTCGAAGTCACCCCGCTCATGCTCGGGCGCCCGCCGCTGCGAACTCGTCCCCTGGGCCGTATGGAGATCCCGCGCTCGGCGGTGCAGTTCATGCGATACCTGAACGCCGGTGACATCGTCACATATCACGGGCAGGAACCGCTCGACGCAGCCGCAGAGATCGTCGTGAGGAGGGCGTTCGGGCAGACAGGTGCGTGGGCATTCGGCAGGCCGGACGAGAAGACCCGGCCCGACGACGACATCACCCCGATCGAGGCCGCGTCCCGTGCGCTCTACGCGCTCGACGATGAGAGGCGGGCCACCGGCGTCCCGGAGCTGGTCGGCGTATAGCACGCGCCGGGGTGGTAACGGTTGACACCGCGGCACCCACCACCGTGGAAGGCATGGCGGGTTTCTGGTCGTGGCTTCTGGGGGAACCGTCCCCCACTTCCGCCAGTGGCGCGCCCGCGCTCGCCGCGCCAGGTTCCGGTGACAGTCTGCAACAGGCGATCGTCGGGGACATTCTCGGACATCTCCCCGAGGAACTCGTCACCCGCGAAACCGCCTCCCGAGTCCCCGAGTTGAAGCGAGCACTTAAGGGGCATCAGTCGCTCGTGTCGCCTCTGCGATTCGAGAAGTTCGAGAACGACTCGAAGGTCGCGGCACAACCGTACTGGGTGTCTTCCTGCAGCTACCCCGGCATGTCCCGCCACATCGCTCTCAAGAAGCTCGTCGAAGAGCTGTTTTGGGAAGGTATCGGCATCCTCGCTTGTCGCCTCGCTACGGACGGCGACGTGTACGACTGGGTGACCGTACCGCGCCACCTGTACTCGATGGACCTCCTCACGCAGCGTGTGACCCTGCACGAGTCGATCCCCGTCGAGTACCGGATGCGCGTTGTCGTCGTCCCGCTCGGCGCGAATGGTGTCATGGCCGACGGCATCGACTCGATCCGTCAGGCCCGCAAGCTCGAGAAGGCGCGACAGACCCGCCTCGACGCGCCGCCCGCGGCGACGGAGCTGCACATCACAGACTCGACGTTCGACGGGATGAAGCGAAAGGCGAAGGAAAACCTCGCGACCCAGTACGTCGAGACCCGTGCGAAGCACTCGGTGTCCGTCACGCCGAGCTACATCGAGGTCAGGGAGCGCGGCGTGTCCGGGCAGCTCGACCTGTTCGAGGACGCGAAGAACTCCCTGCGCCTCGAACTCGCGATGCACGGCGGCGTGCCGGCGTCGTTCGTCGAGGGCGGCAAGGAAGGCAGCGACCTCTCCTACTCGAACGAGCAGGACCGGCAGTCGGAGATGTGGACGTACGGGTCCGCCGAGTACGCGTACGCGATCGCCGCCGCCCTCTCCGGCGACGACGTCGTCGGTCCCAACGCGGAGGTCCGCGCCGACCTGTCGCACTTCTCCGTGCCTGCTCCCACGTCCATCGACCCCGAAGCCGGGGACACCAGCACGCCCACCACCGAGGAGAACTGACATGGCACGCGCCACCACCACCGAACCCACCGCTCCCGACGTCGTCGAGACGCCCGACGTCGAGTCGACGTCGCTGCCCGCGGAGCTGGCCTCCCGCTTCGTCACGGCTGTCACCGCCGACGCTCCGACCGCCGATCAGGTCGCGATCGTCCGTCAGAACGCCGGCGCGATCACCGCCGCGGCCGAGCAGATCCACCAGCTCCCCGACGGCAGGTACAAGTCGCTCGCGCTGACCTCGCTCGAGGAAGCGCTGATGTGGGCCAACAAGGCGGTGTTCGCGTGAGCGAGGCCGGCCTGTTCTCCCGCGTCGCCGGCACCCGCGAGATCGAGGGTCTGCTGCTCCCCTTCGGCGAGCTGTCCCGCCCGAACCTCTCCGGCACCGAGCCGGTCATGTTCAGCGCATCCGCCGTCGCGCTCCCCCGCGACCCGTCGATCGTCACACTCAACGACGAACACGACCGGTTCAACCCCCTCGGCCGCGGCGTGAAGTTCACCGTGAGCGACGCCGGCGTCGTAGGCCGGTTCGCGATCGCCAACACCGACGAGGGCGACGCGTTCCTCGCCTCCTACGGTGACGGCACCGGCAAGCGCAAACTGTCCGCCGAGCTTGGCTCCCTCGTGCGCAACGGCATCAACGCCGTCCGCTCCCGCCTAACCGGCGCGGCCGTCTGCGCCGAGGGTGCGTTCGAGTCCGCCGCCCTGTTCTCCCTCGCTCCCGGTCAGAACGTCGAGTTCACCACCGATGTGCCGGCCAGCGACGAGTACTCCGCACCCGACCGCGACAACAGCTCGCGCACGGTGTCGGAATTCACCGACTCCGAGGGCGTCCGCTGGCGGCGCATCGAGGAGTACTCCAGCAAGTCCACCGTCGAGAAGATCACCGACGCCGAGCCCTCGGCAGACACCAACCTCACCAACTCCAAGGAGGAGACCATGACCGCAGCCGCCGCTCCCGCGGAGCGCCAGATCCCCGCGGCGCCCGCGCTGTTCAGCGGCGCCGCAGCCCCCGCGCCGGCTCCCGCCGACGTCGACATGAACGCGTTCTTCTCGGCCTTCCATGCCATGAAGAACGCGCGCTCGGCGGATACGGAGAACGCCCTCATGGCGCTCGCCGACATCACCACGGGCGGCGGCCTCGCGAACGGGGCGACGCCGGCGGCGTGGGTCGGCAAGCTGTGGCAGGGCAAGCGGTACGTCCGCAAGTTCATCGACCTCGCCACGCATGTCTATGGCCCGATCGACATCAACGGTCGCGAGGGCTACCGCCTCAACGACACCGATGGCCTGGTCAAGAAGCGCACCACGGGCGAGAAGACGGAACTGCCGACCGGCTCCGCGACGAGCGACAAGCGCAGCTCCACGCGCGACAGCTACGGCTACGCCGCCGACATCGCGCAGGAGTGGAACTACCTCTCCGGTGGTGCGGATGTCATGCAGCAGTTCTGGGAGGGCGTCGCGAACAGCTACGCGAAGGTCACCGACGTCGACGCCCGCGACACCCTCATCCGCGTGGCCATGAACCGCGACGGCGCAGCGCTCTCCGCGCGCGTCGCCCCCGAGGCGCTGCCCGCCGGCACGCCCGCCAACTCCGCGTATTACCCCGGCGTGGTGCAGCTGATCCAGGCGATCGAAGCGATCAGCGACGCGGACGATGACCCGGCCTGGGCGATCGTCAACCCGGTGCTGTGGAAGCAGCTCATCTACACGCCCAAGGATCTGCTGCCCGAGTTCATCTCGCTGCAGGTCACCGCTGGCACCGGCGAGGCGAACGTCGACGGCAAGGTGATCGTGAAGAAGGCGCCGCAGTCCGCCTTCCCCGGCACGAAGGCCACCGACCCCCAGGTCGCCGCCGGGGCGAAGGCAGCCGTCGAGTTCAAGGAGCTCGGCGAGACCCCGATCCAGATCGACGCCGTCGAGGTCGCGAAGTTCGGTCTCGACCGGTCCATCGTCGGTTTCCTGGAGACGTTCATCGTCCGCCCCGAGTCGACCGTCTTCATCGGCACCGCCGCCTGACCATGTCCGAATGGTTCAGCTCCGCCGACCTCGAGGCCGCGCACGACGCGTTCCCTGAGCTCCCGATCCAGAACGAGACTCTCGCCGGGATGCTCCTGGACGTCGCGCGCGAGCAGGTCCTCGCGTTCGCAGCGGACGATGAACCCGTCGTGCAGGTCACGGATCTGCTGCACAACCTCGGGGTCGAGGCCGCGACGATCGCTCAGGTGATCACGCTCCTCGACTTCGAGGCCAGCACCCCCGGCGTGCCGACCCGGTACGTGTACGCGCAGCTCATGCAGGCGAAGAACCTCTGGCTCGCGGGCAAGGGTGAGGACGGGCCCGACGGGTTCGCGTTCTCACCGCGTCCGCTGTCGAAGGACATTCAGCGGGTCATCCGCCCGACCTCGGGAGTCGCCGATGTTTTCTGACCCCGCCACCATCCGCACCGAACTGCGCGACCGGCTAAAGCCGCTCCTGCCAGCGACGTGGCGGATCATCGACAACCTCTCCCAGGCCGTCGACACGGTCGTAACGGTGCTCTACTTCGAGTTCACCGAGGTCAGCTCGTCGGTCAACGGCGCCGCGCTGGACCGCTTCACCGTCGCCCCGAAGTTCGACCTGGTCGTCGCCTCCGCCGGGGCCGGCGATGAGGACGGGGCGGACGCCGACCTCGTCACCCTCGCACACGCTCTGCAGCAGTGCGACGACATCTACTGGGACACCGCGAAGAAAGAACGCCTCAGCAACGGGGCGATCGCCTGGCGGTTCCCCCTGACCCTGCTCTCAACCATCGAGGAGTGACCATGACCGACGCGCCCAACGTCGCCACCTACAACAAGTCCGGCACGATCAAGATCGGCGCGGACAACTACACCAAGGGCGTCGACTCGTTCGCGCTCGTGCCCACCACCCCGACCGCGCAGCACACCGACATCGGCGGCGGCGTCCAGTCCGTCGTCGGAATCCCGACCTGGGTGTGTCAGATGTCGTTCGCCCAGGACTGGGCCTCCGAGGGTTCCCTCTCGCAGAAGAGCATCGAGTGGGCCGGCCAGACGAAGACGATCGAGTTCACCCCGCAGACCGGCGCGGAAGTCGTGACCGTCGAGGTCGTGTTCCAGCCGTCACAGATCGGAGGCGCGGCGGGCGGCATCAACAAGGCCACCCTCAACCTCGGCGTCAACGGGCAGCCCGACTTCGGAGCCTGACCATGGCGAGCAGCGGCCGCATCAGCCTCCTGGTCGACTCGCCGCTGCGCGACATGCTCCTCGCCGCCCGCGAGTTACCCGCCGACGTCCGCAAGGAGATCGGCATCCAGACGAAGAAGGCGGCCGAACCGATCTGGTTCGAAGAGGTCCGGGACCGGTCAGCGACCCGACTGCAACAGCGAGCACTCGTCAACAGTGCCCGCGTCGGCGTCACCGCCCGGAACCTGTTCCTCCGCTCCGGCTCCGTCGGGAAGCTCTCCGACGGGACCCCGGTCTCCGTCGTCGCGAAGGGTGCGGAGTACGGCGGCAACCCCGCCAAACGGATCATCCAACGCTCCCGCCGCGGCAAGAAGTACCCCCGCCGCATGGGCTCCGTGTTCGGCGCACCCCGCCGCGGAGGCAACGTCTTCACCCCCGCCGCCACCGACTCGACTGCGCGGTTCGCGTCCCTCTGGATTCAGACCGCCGCCCGCACCGCCCTCGACCACCTCGAACTGAAAGGACGATGATGGCCTCCGTCCACGAGATCGGCATCGCCGCAGACACCCGCGGGTTCGACGAAGGCGTCCGCAGCGGCATCATCAAGCCGCTTGAGAAAGCCGAAGACGCGTTCAAGGACATGGAGCGCGCTGCCACCGACGCGGGGCGCGACGGATCTCGCAGCGTCGGCACACTCGAAGACGCACTCCGCGACGCCCAACGCCAAAGCGAAAGACTCGAGGACAGCCTCAACGATGTCGGCGACGGCGGCCGCCGTGGCATGGAGCATATCCGCGGCGGCGCCCAGGAACTGCAACAGGAGATCGGATCGAACCTCGGCGAGGCGGTCTCGTCGTTCCGGGGCGACATGTCGGATCTCGGCCAGGTCGGGCAGGACACATTCGGCGGTCTCGCCGCGACGGTCGCAGGACTGGGCCCGGGCGGCCTCATCGGCGCGCTCGCGCTCGCCGCCGGCGCCGCCGGACTGGGCCTCGTGACGGCCGGTCTGCAGGACGCAGAGGAGCGGCAGGAGCGCCTCGCGGAGTCGGCGGCAGAGTGGGCCAAGGCTTACCAGGAAGCCGGCACCACGATCCTCAACGCCTCCCAGATCGTCGCCCGTGGGCAGGACATCTTCGGCGATCCGGAGAAGTACAAGGAGGCGGAGACCAATGCGAAGAACTGGGGCGTCGAGCTGTCGACCGCAGTCGCGGCGATGGCCGGCTCGGACAGCGCAATCTCGGCCGTCAACGATGCGCTCGACGCTCAGACCAAGGCGCTCGAAGACAACGCGGCTGGTGCCGACAACTACGCCCAGAACATCGAGCAAGCAACGACCGGCCAGTCGGAAGCGAACAACGCACTCATGGACGGGCGCCGTGCCTTCGACGAACTCACCGGCTCCATGAAAGTCGGGCGGGAGACCGCCGGCTACATCTCGCAGATGATGGCCGACATCTACCGGTCAACGGAGGGCGCGACGGAGAAGGTCGACGAGTTTGGGGACACGATCATCACGCTGCCCGACGGCAAGCAGCTCTACATCGACGTGGAGACCGGTCAAGCCACGGAGGACGCCGACGCGATCGAGCGCCGGATCTACGCGATCCCCTCCTCCAAGTCCGTTCGTGTCGACGTGGACATGAGCGACTTCAACCGGAAGATGGACGCGATCAACCGGCGCGCGGCTGAGGGCGTCTCGGTGGTCGTTCACCCGACTCTCGGGCGGGTGATTCAGTGACCATCTTCACTCGACTCCCCGGCGACTCCCCCGACGACCAGCTCACGGTTGCGCGAGTCGACGCACCGTGGTCGGACACGGTGGAGTCCCGAACCCTCGAACACCAGCTCCTCGAGTCGTCGACGACGCTGTTCACATTCCGCCCGCCGCGCGCCCCCAACGGGACGATGCACCTTCGGTTCACGGATGCCGCCACCGCCTACGCCGCGCGAGCGTTCTTCACGGCCGCGGCGCACTTCCGCGTGACAGACCCCGGCCCGGTCGTGCTGCCCGCCGTCTTCGCCGTGAGCCCTGGCACGCTGCCGGTGACGCAAGAGGTCGGGTCATGGGTTCTCGCGCTGCCGTGGCGCGAGGTGATCGAATGA